ACTTTTAATTTTTTTAATATTTTTAATTCTCATATTTAATCATTTTTTCTATTAGATGGGATCCAAAGGTCATCATCAACACTCAAATCCTCTACTTTTTTCCATTCCCCCGTTTTTAATCTCAATTTATGATTACCAGTTACTTTTAATATCTTACCACAATTGGTTTCTATTTCATACATCTGATTACCCTTGGATAAATTATGATACACAAAATCAACATAATTATTTTCAGGCTTCCCAGTAGAATCGTTTATTGTTATTACTAAATCGCCTTTTTTAATTTGGTCTATTCTTTTAAAAGAACCGTCGGACATCGAAATTAAAGAATCAGGAGACAAACACTCATCAACAAAAACTGCTTCCACATCGTCAAAGAACTCTGGCTCCATCTTAACCAAAGATTGATAAGTCCCTATCATTAATCCCCCGGATATTTTTTTCTTATTGGATCCATGTATCTGCTGGATTTCACAATCCTCAAGTTTCTCTAATCCATATTCTTCAAAATCTTCTGATCCTTGGATAACAAGATTAGTATTAGGCACAACCATTAGGAACTTTTTAACCTTCATTACCTCCTTAAGATATGCCATCACAATAAAAGCAATTAAGGTTTTTCCTGAGCTAGTTGCAACCTCAGAAACTGAAAGTTTAAATTTTATTATTTTCCATGCAGTTTCTATCTGATAATCTCTAGGCATTTTATTAGGATCTCCACCGACGCCATCTTTGAAAAAATCATTACACCAATTAGTAAAACTTTCCAAGGTAAAACTCTGATCGATCAGTTCTTCTAATCCATGAATCTTTATCTCTATCTTATATTTTTCACATATTTGATATACCTCAGACCAAAGTCCTATAGGAATTCTCCAGACAGGATATTTCTTATCTACAAAGCATATAGACCCATCCCAATGTTTTTTTTTAACAAGAGGATGAAAGAAGTAATTATGTATTTTTTTAGTTAAGGATATGTCTATCTGTTTCCTTTCAAATTCTTCTGAATAATCTATTAAACTTAGCCAGTTATTGTCCTCACTTACTCTAAATATTAACATTATTAATAATTATTTTTAACTACACCAGATCTTAAATATTCTTCTAGTGCTATGCGACTCTTCACCCCGAACAACATATGATCCACGGTTTTCATAGTCTCATTAAAGAATGATATTTGTCCATCAACTAAATCCATTCTTTCTTTTAATTCGGATAGGTCACCTTCTATTAAAGGGGTTTTTTCATTAGATCCATATTTTACTTGTACTGATTCAGAGTAATATCTTAATCTTTCAGCCTTATCCTTACGATACTTAGCATTAAGCTTAACCATTACCTGTCCAAGTTTAGAATACATTTCAAGAAGCATCTGTCGGCTAGAGTACAATTCTACCTGAACATCCGCTAGCTCTTTTATATTTTTCATCCTAATGGAAAGAACCCGGATCTTCTCTGTCCATTCTTCTCTCTCATTTTGAAACTCTATTCCAAAATCTTTTCTTTCTACATTAGCTTGCTGCTCCGACATTTATTCTTTTTATTTTTAGCTACTTCTTTTACTTCTGAACTTATTTTATTTTTCAATTCAGGAATAGAAAAATTTTGGGATATATCAAAATAAGGGAGATCCAGATCTCCTTTAATATCAATTGGGAATTTTATTTTACCATCATTTTTTTTCATATATCTATAATATCCCATTTATCAGAAGAAAAGAAATTATCGAGTCTTTTTATTTTCTTTCCTGTCGATTTTACATAATTAACTACATCATTAAGATCCCATTTATTTCTTTCTGGTAAATCGCATTCTTTTATAAATCTCCCCCATAAGAAAACTTGTTCGCCTTTTTCTAAAAATTCTCTAGCCTTTTGTCTACCGACATCATCACCATCTAACATCCATCTTTTATTTAGAACATCAAAAGGGAACGGATTGTTTATAGAACAAAGAGCAATTGAATTAGGACATAACCAAGCATCTAATGGTCCTTCGAAAGTAGTTATCATTGAATCTAAATCCACCGTTGCAAATCCAAATACGCTAGATATAGGATCTACCTCCTCCGCTTTTAATATAATTTCAGGATTAGTTATCTTGAGGAGATTTTTGTATATTCCACTAAGCTTGTATGTGTAATATTTACTTCCCCCGTTCTTTTTAACGACCGGTCTTATCTGAAGTCCGATAACTTTAGTTTCGTCCCCTGATAAATTAAGAAGATATAGATTTTTTCTTGAGGGATCCCACAAAAATTTAGCATCAGCAATGTGGTTTCTTTCCAACAGCCATTTTTCACCATATGTTCCTTTAACCTCAGTAAGTCCCAGAGCACTTTTTAATTCATCCCTGTCTACTAGAATATCTTTGTAGTTTTCGGTGAAAAAGTAGTCTAGGGAATTCTTTATTTTTTTACGGACGGTCGAACTTCTAGAGATCTCAGCTATTTCTGAAATCTCATCGGTGCTTAAAAGGGATTGTATTTCAAAATCTCTAGTAAATTGATTTAGATTTTTAAAAACTCCACACCCCCCATTGTAACATTTATATGTTAAAGTATCAATGTAAAGATTGCCTCTTTTCTTTTTAGAGTCTTTGGAATCCCCACAGTAAGGGCAACAGAAGTTTAGTCTGTTGCCCCCTTGGTATATTTTTAATCTATGAGGATCATTTCCAAAGAACTTAAGCAGGGCAGAACCAATGATTCTTTTTAATCTATCTATAGATAGCCCACTTATAGTCTTTGTTTCCATAACAATCCATTATTTTTTTATAGATCGTTATAAAGATCGTCCAAAGATGGTGCTGATTTTTTAGTAGCGGTTTTAGTAGATTTAGTAGGAGCTGGTGCTTCTTCCTCTTCATCGTATCCTGTAGACTGTGAACTGTTAGCTTGTTCATAAAAATTGTCAACGGAAGTAATTGGAGAGGTTTTAGAATCTGAGCTAGATCCAATAATTTCAGAAACCATTCTTCCGTCAGGAATAGTGTTTCTAATAATTCTCATAATCTTATCAGTTTCTTCGTCGCTCCAGTCATTATAATCATACTTATCTAAATCTAGAGGTCCCGTCTTTAAATATTTTGTTACAATGTCCCTACCAGATTCGGATTTTTCAACAGATTCTCCGTTAATTATTATTGGCATTTTATCACCTACAAATTGACAAAGGTCATAATTGTTCCATTCCCCAACTTTTCTTACCTGAATACCGAAGTTTTTTCCTTCAAATAAATCATAAGGATTGGAAGGATTACCAAATTCAGGTTTAATTTGTTGTTCGATCATATCATTAACTTTTCTACCGAACTTGAATATCATAATCTTTCCTTCTAGATCGGGACGATTAGCATCTTTAACCACTTGAATTAATGAATAGAAATCTTCCTTTCTAGAGAAAGATTTAGAAATTTCTTGATCTTTAGCAGAAGCAGAATTTTTTAGCTTCCAGAATAGATCTTTAAGAATTGATTTCTTACCTACAGTGGAGGGACAAATAGCTTTGTGATTTGTTCCATCCAATGGATCTTTTAACCAAACATAATATTGGTGAATTTTTGATTTTTTCGGATTAGCGATGTTTGGCAAAAATCTAACTAAAGATTTATAAACACCATCTTTTCCTAATTCAGGATAAGGTTTATAGATAAACTCATCCTCATCTCTTTTAATTTCTTGTTTAACAAATGCTTCATTGTCCAAATTAAAAATGTCAAAATTTTGTTCCATGATTCTTAAATTATTTAAATTATTACTTATTTAATACTTATATCTTCTTACCAGATAAAAGTTTCTCTAAATTTTCCTCAACAAACAAAGAAATCCAAGTTGCATCTACTAAATCAGAACAAGGATTCTCTACCTTATTAGGTCCTTTAATCCATGTGTCCTTATATTCTCTTAAAATATGTAAAAATGGTTTTAGTCTAATATCATCTTTTCTAAGATCTATTAAAGTGTTATAAAGTTCATCTTTTTTAGAATTTCCCTTTAGAGCATATTTTTTAATAGTCGTTGGAGATAAAACAAAGAAATTATTAGGATCTATTTTTTTTATTATTGAGGATCTTACTAAAGCTGTGGTCATCGAAATATCTATTAATGAATTACCAGATGATCCAAAAGATAATCCCTCCATCCCTACTATTGCATTCTCGTTAAGATAAGGATCTAATAGATCAATTGCCAGTTCAGAGAAATAAACTGCATTGATTATCTTTTGTCTTTCTTTCTCGTGATATTCTCCATCGAATTCCTTCTTTTCTATAATATTTATGTCTACACTGGAATTGTCATTTAGAATCTTAAAAGGAGATCCGTCCTTTTTTAACATTTTGTCTATTATATTTTTTGTGCGATGTAGACTAATCCATTTACAGCTATCTTCGCTAAGTATACAAATCCCAGGAGAGTTCAACGAAAAATCGATTCCGATAAAAGTTCTCATTTTTTTATATTTTCGGGGCTATCCCTCTTTCTTCTCTGAATCTATTTATTACCGGATCCTTAGATATAAATAATATATCAGATATTTCCTTAACAGTTTTTCTTATATTAAAAAGATTCAATATTATATATCACAAATTTAAAGAGAAGTCTATTCTATCATGGTTTTATCCAATTTCAAGTTTAACATTAACATAGTTACATTTGAACCCAATACTAAACGTAGAAAACTGAGGTGTAGTGCTAGCGTAGTTTAGCTGGATTTCTGATAATGATGTATACATCGGCTGTTGTAAAAGAACACTAGTCATAACAATACCCTCATTATCAAGAAGTAATAACCTAAAGTCGGGAAGATACTCCTCACTATTGTTGAAATCTAAGAATTTCACAATGCTTTCATAAAGAACCCAGTAGTTTATAAATCCTTCTCCTAGTTTGAACGTGACTGTAAAATCCCTTTGTATTAAGTTTTGTAAAGTTGTTGCACTTTTGTATGACTGTCTAAATCCTCCTGGTCTTATCTGTTCAACAGTATCGATAGTTCTAAGAGTAGGAAAATTTACTTGCTGAATAGTTGAATTTATAAAATCATTAACTGTGTCATAGGGAATAGGCATTCTTTTTATGTACTTTTCATATTTTTCTACGACACTATTCTGTATAAATCCTTTCGGAAAGTTAAATATAAATCCGTTCTGCCTTACATTTAAAATCATTATCTATTTTATTTACCCTTTGCTTTGTTAGCAGCAGCAGTAGGATCGTCGGTTACAGGGAACCCTAAAACATTACAATATTGAACATACCTACTATCAAAATTACCGTTAGGCAATTTAGGATGTACCTGTAAAGCTGCAGTTAAGAATTCACTAGGCTTTAATCCCTTAAATAAAGAATTACCAGGAGACCCCGGAGTGAAATAATAATTTACGACTTTTTGTACATTTAATCCTTGTGCTTCTCTTCCTGATATTGAATCTGCCAAAGCATCTATATTTATATTATTAGCCTGCACTGAACTTTGTAAGTTTGCTTTAGTCGGGGAAGACCCAGTAGTACTCACGTATCCGCCGGTTGTGTTTAGCATAGAAGCGGGTTTAAAACTTAATATTGAACTGCTTCCTATTGAATAAGGCTTAATTGGTTTACTAACCTTAGTTACTGGAACCTTAGAAGTTATCTGAGATCCTGTGTTTGTGGTAGCTCCAGTAGTTCCAGTAGTCCCAGTAGAAGAAACGTCAGTAGTAGTAGCCGTAACAGAAGCTCCTGTTACTTCAGTAATTGTAACATTAGTTCTTGCAATGTATTCTGCTTGTGTTTCCCAAGACCCCGAATACATCTTAGTTTCTATCCCGTCTGGACTTCTAGATATTATATAAAAATCTCTAGAAGTAAATCCTAATACTTTTTTAGAATTTGTATCAACTACTTTAAAAGCTATCTGTCCAGCCGAAGGATTAGAAACCGTATTTTTGTTTTTAATATTTTCAACCTTAACACTTTGTCCACTAGAATCTAGAAAAACTATATAATAGCTTAGAGAAGTCCCAAGATCTAAGATCTCAGGAGCAGTTCCCTCCTTGTAATTATAAATGGTGAATTTGTAAAAATTATCAAAGGGATCAACAACTATCTTTGCCTTACCTTGCCCATATATCTGAGTTGCAGCAGGAAGTGATGTCTCAGAAACTATATTACCGTCCTTATCAACTACTAATGTTTCTTTTGTTACCGATATGTTATTATCCTTGTAAAAAACAGGAATTCTTTTCTCTATAGGAGAAGTTGACGAAGAACTAAGTCCTCCGCTTATAACACTAGGAGCCTGAGTTATTTTATTATAAACCTTCTGGGAATATGCTCCAGTTGTTAATGATATCACATTATTTTCTTTTCCGTATTTATTTACATCAAAAGAACCAAACGTTGATCTCCTTATTATTTGATTTTGGTTGCTCCTGTTTACCAATCTCATCGTGTAATTTACAACGAAGGATGTAGTAAGAGGATTTATTAAGATCGGTCTAAAGATACTAGGCGAATTAAAATCTTGTGTTTGTGTACTAGTAAAACTGTAAGTTGTAATATAAGTTAGGCCAACTTGTTCTTTAACCTCTATCTCATTTATAACATAATATACGTTTCCTACTTTCCCTTCAGCATTTAAAAAATCCTCCAGGAAATTTCCGTCCCAAGTAGGATAAAATTCTAAATAGTTGTAAAATGTATTTTCCTGTATAACTGCAGCAAGAGATGTGTAATTATCTTTAGGAAATATAGCTAATTGATCTTTAAGCTGGGCTATATAATTTTCGTATCCATTCTTTAGTACAGTTTGACCTATTTCATAAACACTAAATTCTACAGGAGCATCTTTTAAGAATCCATTACCATCTGAAGATATTTTAGCAGCAAGTGTACCTGATTGTGCTGGCGTGTTTGCGAGTATATCAAACTCATAAACCATATTAGCATAAGCAGGAATTTTTACTTCTATATAGTGATCATATAAGGCACCTCCAAGATATATTGGATTCGGATTAAGGATAAAAGAATCCACCATTGACTTGGTTATAATTATCTGGAAGATCGTAGCTTTTTTACCAGTTCTCTCTTGGAATTTACCCTGTAATATAATTCCATCTACATTAGAGAAATTATATCCCGCAACAACATGGAATTTTATAGTGTCATAATAAACACCTATATTAGAAGGAAAAACTACGGGAAGATTATTTACCGAAGTAAGTTTAGGATCAGTGTCTAGATAAGGTAATAAATAATCATTATCCAGAGTAACGAATCTATTTTTGTCTATCTGAACAACACTTAGATCCCTAACGTTGCTGGTAATCGATTGAGAAGCTGGATTATTTAATATCTGTACAGCATTACTAAAATATCCATTAACTATTTTCTCAAATCCTACAGCAGGATTACCAGTATTAACATAATAGATCTCCGGGGTAGGAGCGGTAGTATAACCATACTCTAAGAGCAGATAACTATTTATTTTTACATATCTCTGTGTGGAAGTATAACTAGCCATACTTTATATATCCCTTAAAACTTAATGATAGAATATTGAAGGCCCACACCTATATTGAAAACTGCACCGAATATAGGACTCCCATTTATGCCTACTCCAGCCCCTATACCTACACCTACATAAGGCCCAATTGAAAATTTCTTATTGGGAAACATTTTTTTAAGCACATCCGACTTAGCAGGATCTATAACAGCTCCCTCTATTTGTGTAACTTTCATTCCCGGATATTTCGGTGTTACAAAAATTTCAAGAGATTTATCTTTTTCTCTAATTCCAGTAACAAAAGAGAATCCCATTTCATCCTGATCTATTCTAGTAATGTCTGGTAAAACTTTATTGTTTATAGTGTCCACAGTAAAGAAACTTTTACCAGAAAACTTTCGGTAATTATTCTCGGAGAATGTTGAATCATATTTCCAATCCAGACTAAATTTGTTATTACCATAAGAACTTAGATAATTATAAATATATTGAGTATCAACTTCAGTTTCTGTTATAACTCTTTCAATCACTATCACTTTACCCTTTTGCTTGTCGAGTTCATCTTTTAAATCTTTATTTAATCTTTCTAAACTCTTCTTATCAGACAATAGAGCTTTTATAACATAGGTGTTCTCTCCTGCTTTATTTTTTTGGATCCTTACAGTGTCTTTTAAAGCATCTAAATTCATATTCTGTATCTTAATCTGAGATTTAAGATCTAAGTTGCCGTCGCACTGTCTAAACAGCAATAAACAAAGAATAGCTATCACAACTAGGAGTAAAATATCCTTTCTTTTTAGTATTTTAGTAATTAAAGATTCTTCTTTCATCTTCTCTTGTTTTATTTAGAAGTTCTATAGTTTCTATAGTCCTTTTTTTTAGATCTTCCAGCTTTTTATCTTCTGTTATAAGATCTTTTTTATTTTTTAAATGCTCCTCTATTTCTTTTTCTAATTTATTCAAATCTGAGTGTATGTCAGAATACTTTTGTATAAACCATTCCTTATATCTTTCCATATCGTTAAGATAAAACAAATTGACATGTAAAGTAATACTGATGTGTAAGTCCAACCGGTATTACTGATCCGTCGTTATATATTCTTATATTACCTCCCGCTTGTGTAACACCATAAGCATTATTTCCTCCATTATCATCATAAGCTACTCCAGATAATCCACTAATTGTTGATCCTCCAGAAGGTTGAATAGGATTATAAAATTGATCACTCGATGCAGCAGACCAAATACCACATACATGAACAACTGAACCTACTTTCATCCAAGTTCCAGAAACCGTTCCGTTTGAAGTATAATTAAATTCACCAGAGGCAACTGCCCCTCCTCTCCCCGTCAAATAAACTACACCTCCTGGTGGATCAGTAGTGAGGTCGTGATGTAAACTTCTGGTAGGATTATCTATATTACCGCTACCTATTTCTATATCATTAACTGTTGTTGAGGTATCAGCTATTTTTAGTGCTCCGTAAAATCTAGAATCCCCGGTTACTCCCACGTTACCAAGAGCCTTTATAGCTGCATTAGATCCCGCCCCAGATACCCCTATAGCAGCACTATAATCTAAAAATTGTCCAATCGATATATTAGTCCCTTTGTTACTAACGAAGAATCCGGTAGTACTTGCTTGTGTTACCGGTGAAGAACCGGTGGATGCACCAACACAAATAGCAACTGAATCATTGGCACTTGCACCAGTAGATGCAGCAACTGGAATAATAGAAGTTATCTCTAAACCGTTAGGATAATTATTAACCGAAAATCCACTAGCATATGTTCCTTTTCCAATACTCGATGTAGATGAATATAGATTACGGTGTATTTTCATCAAAGAATTTCCACCCACATTAGCACCCTTTCCCGTAGAAGATCTATTAAAAAGAGAAATCGGATCACTAGTACCTATACTTTGAACCCCAGTAACGTACAAGCTATGATTACTTCTATTATCTGCAACAAAATTAGCTCCGGTTAAGGCTACTAAAGTTGGGGAAATAGTAGAGTTTATACCAATAGAAACTCCTCCATGAGTAGCTCCCGATCCTCCATATACTGATAACAATGAGCTATTTACCACACCTATCGTAACAGCATTTTGCCCTCCCGTTCCGTTAGCCATTATATCGATTCTCTTATTGGAATTTTTAGCTTCAATAAGTGTCCGACGAGCCACAGAAGAATAATTATAAACCCCGCCATTACTAAAAGTAGTAATGGCAAAGACCGGACCTGAGGCTCCAGAATTTGAAATATTAGATATCTTATGTGTATAGCTGATTAAAGGAAGATTAAAAGCCCCAAAGTTGTATCCTGTCCCTGCGAAAAATTCCTGTGTTATATTTGGTCCGGTACCAGCTCCATCAAAAACACCATCGCCTATTATTGTTCTTGGTGAGTAATTAACTCCTTTCGTTTTTATTTGTATACCAGGACCATAGTTAGGAGATGTGACAAATAATTGAGGATATCTTCCAGAAGCTTCAGAAGGTCCCGTCGTTTGAATACCCCCAGAGTTATCCCCAGTTGGGTTTGTATATCCAAACATGCTGTGACCCTCTACAAATAATACACCTTTATTATAATTTGGTGTTGAAACGTCACCACCTATAAAAAGAGACGCGGTGTGAGACAGTAGTGTTTTTGATATGCTACTATTACCCAAAACGGATAATCTCCTAGAGTCGTCCCCTGTTTGTTTAAATTGTCCTGTTCCTAATCCTATACCAACCCCAGTTGGGTTAGCAAAAAGAGGAGCAAATGATTGATTGGTAGGTGTTGAGGTATTATTAGAAAACTCTAAAAACCCTCCATTTGAGCTACCATCTATAAATGTCCCTTTGTCTACTGATGATGTTTTTAATATTATATTGTCGGATGATGATACAGCAGAGATTTCACTCGTACTTAACATATTAATTCCTGACTCTGCAGTTGCACCGATAGAAGATATAGATATAGATCCTTTTGGATTTGTGAAATTTATACCATAAAAACCAATCCCCGCACCAGAAGATCCTGAAGGGTTAACTGAAAGATCCCAAGAAAAATATGGATTATAGTTACTACTAGAGGAGCCAGATCCGCCAGGAGTTATATCATAATCAGATCTACCAAAGCTTATTAACTTAGTTCTCGTATTCTTAGTTGCTATCTTTAATTTTGAATCCTCATAATTTAAATTGTCTATTGCAGTACCTCCTGGGGTATAATCAGCAACATTAGAATCTGAAAGAACTATGCTCTTATTGTTAGCAGTGGCTCCTGCAATTACTATTGCTTGTCCAGTTGCTCCCCCTATTATATTTATAGGAGTAATCTTTTGAAATAAATCACCAGCAGCTAATCCATATCCAGTATTTACCCATCCAGTAGCAGTAAATACATAAACATCTTGCGCCGCCGAATCAGGATCTAGCCAATAGTCTCCTAATGTTGGATATTGCCATGGATTAGATCCAGTAATACCGCCAGATGCCGGTGAAGTATCTTGAACAAACCATTTAGTACCCGAAGGTCCTTGAACCCCTTGAACCCCCTGTGGTCCTTGTGGTCCTATCGGACCTGTGGGTCCTATTAAACCTTGAGCTCCTTGAGGACCTCCACCTGCGCTAAGAATCTGATCAAAATTATAATTGAGTTTGTCAACTATAGTGGATTGAGCATCTCCCTGTAAAATGTTTAATATATTAATCTGTGGCATCTCTTATTATAGTTGTATTATATATCAAAAATTCATCCCTCTATTAAATTTTTCCTATTTCTATAGAAAAGCAAACTGAATAATTAAATGAAGGGTCTTTAGGCACTCTAAACTCGTATCTAAGTTCATTTACCTTAGTGTATCTTATCTCGGATGATTTAAAGTAGCCATTTATCAGTTTCTGATAATCTGCTAAATTTCCGATAACTGGAGTAAGAGTGACATTCTGTGAAACTGGAACTTTCTTTAAGTATCCTCCATTATTTTTAGATTGGAATATAGGAATTATATTTTGGTTTATATACTCCTTAAAATCATCATCAATATCAGTAGAACTTCCAAATCCGAATTCGGGTACTACAAATTGATGGAAAGATTGCTCCCCTCCATTTTCATAGAAATACCTGTTAAGCATTCTATCCATTAATAAAACTCCTTTTAGTTCTGTTGGTGTATTTTCCCAAAGAATCTCATAGTTAGGATAATTGTTGTAATTTAAATCTAACACATCTTTTAGAGATTGCTGATAAACCAATTGTTTCTGAGAATTTATTAGATCTGGAGTTTGCATGAATTTACTTCCGAAGAAAGATTTTACTTCTTTCATAACTTTAGTCCCAGGTAAATTATTGTATCCCGTAGGACCTGTATACTCCCTATAAAATCCTGGATCCCAAGAGCTTTCAAATATTGATAAATCTCTCTTGTCTACTGGGGTTTCACCTATTAAAGTATAAACAGGATTATAAGGAGAATCTTGACCAACTCTAAATATCCATTGGGTAGAATATTTATAATAGTTAACATTTCTAGCTACTCCAAATTTGTCTTTATCCGGACCAAATGAACAATAAGCATATTCAATAGGATCTATAACTTTTATAGTGCTTCCCATATATTTTCCTCCTTCTGCTACATAATAAACAGGATCAGGAAAATCATAAGGAACATCAATACTAATATAAGATCCCGTAGTTCCAGGGGTTCCAAATAATGTGTATCCTTGTGATAAAGAGTCATTATAAATGTTATTTCCTCTCCTGGATTCAGAAAAGTATAACTGATAACCAGTGTTACTAGGATCGCTAAGATCAAACGTATAGATTACACCCTTAATTAAGTTAATTTCCTTCTGTGGTGAACCATCTACAGCTATACAGTAATTTGATCCTATCTCATAATCTTTAGTTCCTTCTTCTTTTTCAATTATACTAATATAAAAAGTATAAGAATCCGGGATTATCCAAGACGGAACATCATATTTTATATTTTCAAATTTTAGTACATCTCTAAAACTAGGTACATATTCTCCGCTATATCTGTAAAATTCACTATTCCCTTCTATTTCCTCTACATTGTATCCAACGTTAAATAAGCTAAGCTCCTGTGGTTTGTCTGTAATTTCAGAAGCCACCAAAACTGAATCTTGCTCAAAGTATGAAGGCTTAATAAATTCTAAAGTAAATTGATCTTCTAAAATTTTAGTAGTTTTATTTGTCTCGTCCCACTCATATGTAATATAATCAATATAAGGGTATCCGGTATTTACCCAAAGAGATAAATTAGCGAATGATATTTTTTCTAGAATATTTCCCCAATATCCTATACCGCCTTTTCTTTGGTATATCGGAATATCGGAAACAGTAGAGTAATTAGCTATTGTTGGTATATTAACCGGCCCCGGAATTCCAATATCACTAAAATCAAATTCATAGTTAGATTGTGTATTTGTAAAATTTATCACACTCTGGCCAACACCGGTTGGGAAAGGTAATGTATAATTGTAAGGAGCTGTTCCTAAAACCCCGTAAAAAGATCCAGGACTTGTTGAATTAGGCCCAGCTATCGAAGGGGTTACTGATGGAAGATATGTGAAATTTATTTCTTCTCTAAGGTCTGTTTCATATTCAGGATTCGGGATTATAAATATTTCTCCCTCGTTTCCCACAGTACCTGGGTTAACTGTAGAAAATATCCCTTGTGCATTAGGAACTGTGGATATGTTTAAAGCAGAAGATAACTTGATATCTCCAGTAACAGGAGCTTCTATTTGACCGCCAGGTAGCCAAAGGGGAGGTGAAGAAACTGGAAGATACTCTCTATCTAATTTATCTCTCAAAGAATATAAAAGAAAATAATCAAGATCTAAATATTGATCATCCGGACTTGATTCTTCAAAATTTAATACTCTAGCATCATCTATTAAAACTTCAACAATAAATGTAATTGTTTTAAATGTTCTATTTTCTAAAACCTTAACTCTAACAGGTACTTGAATTTCATCCTCTATATTTCTAACAGGTACTATAACACACGAAAACTTATAATTATCATAGAAAGTATCGTCCTCTATATAATTTATGTTTTCCCCTTGTGTATAATCAGTAAATGTTCTTTTGATTCTTACCTTAGCTCCTCTATATAGTGTTTCCGAGTATCCATTTGCACTATTAAAATCGAAAATAGAATATCTCTCAGTAAGATCTATTTTATTTATAGTTGTACTGTTTGGATAGTATACCTGTAAATCCTCACCCTCAATCGAAAAATAATCCAAGAAATAATCTCTTAGTGCTGGGTTAGCATCAATTAGAGAAGATATATCTAATTCCGAAGAAAGATAGCTCTTGTCTGTATGCAGATTTTCTTCCGGTATTGAATATGGAGGTTTTTGTAAATGATACCATTCATGAGTAAAATACTGAGGATCCTGCGATCTTCTAAAGAAGCTTGGAGAAAAGTTTAATGGATTAAATGCTAGATTAGAATTAAGTCTATATCCATTTCCTCTAACATCTGTACCTCCTCTGTAAACCCATTTTGTTATGTACGGGATAACTCTGCTGTTCGTTGCATAGTCAGGATTATAATTATCTTGAGTGTAATCATACTCAGAATAGAGCTTACCAAAATTTAGTTGTTTATACTTTGTGTCTAGACCAACAGCATTGTCGATAAACTGTAATGATTGTATACCATAGAATCCAGGAAATGCGTCAAGATCTGGATAAAATGCTGAATCAAATCCGGAGACAGCTACAGGTGAGTTATTAATCCCCCTAGTGCATATGGTAGGAAACACGTTCGATTCAGCGGTTGTTGATGCAATGGTTAGATTATATTCGTCAGCTCCAATCACTCCCTCGAAAAAGCTTGGTCCAGAAATAGTATTAGAATCATAATTTATAATCGCTCCAGGAGAAACATAGTATGTTCTTCCTGGAATTATTTTAGTAGTTCCTGATGGCTGTACATCTAGATACTTATAATATTCTTCCGTTTGTGTGTAACCATATTGACTATACCAGAAGTCCATATCTATTTCCCTCAATCCATAGAAAGAAAATATCCCCAGGGGAATGTCATAAGTGTTAAAAGCAGAGATAGTTCCGGAAGAACCAAATGCTATTGTTTCTGTGAAATTTTCTATCTCTAGCGTTGCGTGAGTTTCAAAATCTTTTAATCCAACAATCTTCCCGTTTGAGTCTCTTGCATATTCATCTATAAATCTATATTTACCTATTACCTTAGATGCAGACTTATTTGAATATTCAGGTAGATTACTAAAAGAATCAGTGCCCGTATTTTTTATTGTTTCTATAAAAGTCTCACCTACTATTATTTTATTTGCATCTTCTATTTTTACTTTAACTCTAGTATTTGAATAATTAGAAGCACCTATAAAAGACTGCTTTTGATTAATATCACATACGTCTATCTCGTTAATAAAAACAGTACCCCTTTCACTTTCAGGCATTCTTTGGGAATTTGTGAAGTCCCTGAAAAAGTCTAAGTAGTACTTATTGTTTTCTTTTATCCCTGTTGCATTAGTTCTAATAACAACTTCATCGCCCGATTGGAATGATTCAAATGAATTGTAATTAAAGCTATTAAATATTCCATTAAGAGCTTTAGCAATGTCTTCATTTGTACCATAAGGATGATAATAATAAACACTGTCCTGAGCATAAAAGCTTCCTGGTCCCCATTCATCGATGACAGAAGATAAATCTGAAGCTTTTATGATATCATATTTTCCTCCTGGTAATCCATAATATCCCAATGGATTATAGAATATAAAAGCATTCTCCTCAAGATTATTAAGTTCGCCACCAATTCTTATTACCGTGTAAGATCTTCCTTTTTGTCCAGTGGTTACTGCTGGATATTGTTTTTTAGTGTCTTCGTCTTTTCCAGTAAGAAGGGATAAATTTATAGATGTATCTTGTATGACTATCTCGTTTTCGTGTCCAGATATTCCATAAACTACATATTCTGGATCTGGTGACGATGTCCCATATGATTCATCTCTTTTTAATGAATGAAAATTTCCTTTTTTGTCCCGTATCCAAAAAAGCTTAGTGCTATCATATAAATTTACATCATCGGATGTTGGGATTACTCCTGAAATATAATTGGGGTCTATGTAAAGTCTTACCCCATTATCGTTATATTGGAAATAAGGAACTTCGGAATAGTAATACCCCTTGTTGTTTTTTTCTGGTATGGGTGTGTTTCCTGATGATCCAGCACTTTTGTACAAGGCATTTCCATCCAACTTAAAGTTGGCCATTTCAGCAGCATTTACATATAAACCAAAATATCTGTTTATTGTGTAGTCCTTGGAATCATTATCATTAAAAAAGAACTCGAGATTAAGAAGTTTATAGCTTACTATGCCATTATTACTAAACCCCCTAGTTATGTAATCTTCAAAAGCTATTTGGGTTTTTGGCTCTTTAAAGTAATCTATTAAAAAATCACCTCTTTTATCGAATATACCTACTGAATAATTAACTCCATTAAATGTGGTCAATTGATTTTCTTCAAATCTAACATCTATTAAGCTGTCAGTGTATCCTGGAGTAGTTTTGATCTTTCTTAAATACTTGCCTATATTTGAATCAGAAGTTAAATCAAAAGATGCAATTGCAGTGGATTTAGGTAGAATCTTATCATAAAAGTGATCTCCTGTGTCTTCTACCTTAGACAGATTGTATAGAGGATCGAGCAGTATTACTGTTCCACTTCCTTGTACTACAGTAAAAGTAAATGAAGCTGCTGTAAAAACCTGATTGTCAGTATATTCTTGTGATCCACTAGATATCTTAAATGGAACGTATAATGGATCCTGATTATTAACACTAGGATCTTCTAAAACTTTATATGTTTTTCCTATCTCTAGGGATGTTACAGGAATCTGGTATGAATAATCTATAGGATCATCGAGTTTAAATATAACAAAATAATCTGGTATATCTTCACCAATCCATAAAGGAGCAAGATAAGAAAAATCCTCGGAATATCTGTCAGAAATTAAAGGAGATACCCCGGCGCCATAAAAAAAATTATAGCTGTCGGATAGGTTTTTTATTTTATTCTGGATAGGATCTCCCTCACCTATCATACCAAAAACAAACTGAGAGGGAGTTTTTCCTTTATTAAAGAAGTTATATAAATCTTTATCGTAAGAAGTATCTGGAGATATCCTAAAAGCTTTATAAGAGTTGTTGGACATTTCCGGATTTGAATCTATGGAATTTAGCCATATTCCTCCATCAGAATCCACTGATATCTTTACATTGCCGGATATCATTGGATTCGCTCTAAGAACCCCAAAAGACGAATTTTGCTTAATTATTTTTCTTGCCACTTATTAAATAGTTTTCTTACTTTGAGAATAAGCTGGTGAGACCAAAGAAGTCTTAGTATAACTTCCGCTTACAAGAACGTCGAAAGAAAAAAGATCTTCGTTCTTCACCTGTATATCTATTCCTATTTTCTTTGTATAAGTAATATTCTTAAGGTTACCTGCGGATCTCCATCCTCCTACGAATCCTAGCTTATCTTGTGCTCTCATTTGGAAAACTAATGGTATTGTTATAGCATTCTCCTGCCCGAAATCTAGAGTCTTTTTAGCCAATTGTGTAGATCCTTCTATCTGTACTGCCAAATGGTTTGTAGGAGCAATGAAAAGATAGGATCCACAAGAATACTTACCACATAAAAACTCGTCATAATCTACAAATCCAAGCTTATTAGGATAAGCATTATCATCAGTTCCAAAAGTAGATCCAGAATTTGCAGGATAATATCCAAGTTGTTGGGACGAGGATGTCTGCGAACTTGAAATTGAAGATGTAATGTTTACATCGGTCTCAAACCCTAAAGCTTGTCTAAAAGAAGGATAGTTCATAGGTCCCGTCGGAAGAACTGGAGGTCTAACTAATGACGTAAAGTTAGATGAAGCTCCGTCGTTTATATCAGGATGAGATACGTGTATACAAAACTCGTTAAGATTACCATTGCCATCTGGTGTTGAGGATGTATAAGTTCCTGCCCAAATATTAGCATTAGGTCCGGATCCAAGCGGTGCTCCTGTAGGGTCGAAAGGCATAAGTATACCATCGTTGTTTATTGGAAGACCTGCAGTACCGTTATTAATGTTCCAAGCTAAAGTGGTAGGAGGTGTGAAATAAAGGTCCTCATCTAATCCAACACTCTTGTATCTGTTATAAATAAATTGTGAGTATGCGTTAGCACTTTGATATCCGGAAGCTTGTATAAAAGAACCGGGGGTAGAAACATTAACATCAGAATCGACTATACCGGATAATTGAATAGGAACATCACCATATTTTCTGTTGTTGTTGTAATCGCTTAGACCTGTTATAGTGTTAGGAGCTTTAACCCCTTGACCTCCAGGTATAAGAGAAGAAAGTTCCAATGGTGTAGCAGCCTCGTTTCTTAGTTCTATATAATAGATAACTGTTGCTATTTTACCCTTATTAGTAGGATTTGAAAGATCTATAAGCTGATCGTAATATCCAGCAAAAAGATTTACCGTGCTTCCAGGATTTATCTTATTTGATGTGCTTCCACTTCTTATATAAACCCCTAATGTTCCTTTTGCTTTAGCAATTAGAGCTCTAAGAGACTGTAGCTCGTTGTCTATTTGAGTTAATTTTTGGAATAAATCTAAAGCCTTACCTGTTGCATCAAAAAACCCCGATGCAATCACAGATGAGTTGTGTGCATAAAATTTATCACCAGAAGTAAACTGAGTAGAAAGATGTTGATCTAATCCTTTTGCCTGAAGATCGCTTTGTATTTTAGCAACTGCAGTATCCGAATTATTCTCTACAGCAAATGTTGTGTTATCTATAGAAACAACTAAATCTGGTGGAAAATCTACTATTGCAGACGTTGACCAGTCTGATGTTAGCGGATTAGTCGGCCAGCCTGCTTCTGATATAGATTGAACCTGTATTTCAACTTTCTCTCCCTTTGTTATAGGAATATCTAATTGATTTATATTAACCGTATTAGCGTCGCTAACGTCCTCAATTTGCCAAACATATGTTCCAGTATCGGTATCATAAACTTTCTTCCTTATATCACTTTTAAACTGAACCCAATTTGTAAATTGCCCCGTTTTTTCTACTCCATTATTATCTACATAATCTATCTGATCCGTTCCGTTAGGATTACCAGCTAAGGATAAATAACGATACCTTACATTAAATTGGATTATATTTTGTTCCCCCGTTTTTGCATCAAAAATAGGCTCTGGTATAGGCCAAAATCCTCTAACTCTATATTTAGGTGCTTCAGTTAATTCGGGGGTTGTTATAATAAGATTATTTACATCTGATATAGTTGTTCCTAGAAGATCCGTTTTATTAGCTTTATCTTTAGTTAAAGTTGCTATTTTATCGTTCAATTTTTTAAACTCCGCATTAGGAGTTTTTGCAGCAGCAGTTGTAGTTAACTCAGATATCTGTTTTCTAGTCTGCTCGATAGCTCTATCAATAGAATTTATTTCATTCTTAAGAGTAGTTTTGATTTTAATCTTATCCTTGAAATTATTACTCTCTTTAGAATCAGTAACTTGTGCATTAACTTTTACAACTTTAAAATTGGAAGCAGATACTACAGGAGCTGCTGGAGTTTGTCCAAATACGGCAGGGATTACGTTTTCTTTAGCTGATGCAATAAAAATCTTACCGAAATCAGAAACCTGAGAATTATAAAAAGCCTCTAATGTTTGTACTCCATTGGATGTGTTAATTTGAAGTTCATTGGACCAGAATAATATACCCGGGCTATACTTGCTTGAAGCAACATTAAAATCCCCATCAATGGACTTGATAAAAACCCCCTGTCTCTCATCGAATCCAACGTTTACATCTACAGTCCTATTGGATAAAACATTAGAATAAATTGATAAAGCAGCATCACCTATTTGTATTGATTCAAACCCAAAAAGTCTCTTTAATATAATTGTCTGACTACTAACGTCTATTGAGTTTATCTCATACTTAGTTCCTCCTGGAGTAATCAAAAGATCTCCTTTCGCTAGGGTTCTAGAGTTTGTTGTATCAGATAAAGTGTCTGTATACTTTAATGTGTTTAATTTATATTTTCTTACAGTATCGGTTGTTGTTATATCATTTTGTGTTACCTGTATTTCTTCATCATATATTCTAAGCACACCAAATGATCCAATGTATCTAACGCTTCTTAATTCAAGCTCATTTATCTGCTCGTCTATGAAATATGTTATTCCCTGACTTTCTAAAGAGGATATAAAATCACTATCAGAAAGATCGTTTCTTCCCTTTAGGTTATTATCAAAATATTGTTTTTGTACATCGGTCTGTGTGCTAGCAATGATTCTTTTAACATAGACTTTTTCTGAATTATCTGGTATTTGATTCTCTACATCAATCTGAATATAAAGAAGAGGATTTAAAAAAGATTCAAAAAACCAGTTATTTCTAGCCTGGAAGGTGGAAGGAACTTGAAGACTAGAAGGAGAAGAAGGGTCTTTTAATATATTAGCTTGATATATTTTAGAAACTGTCCCATCAGGATTTCTGATGTTTGCCTTGCTGTCACCAAGTCCGGATAAAGTCTGTATATTATCATTCAGACGATTTATCTCCGACTTTAAATATCCTATCGAAGGAACTTGAATATTTTCAGAAGTGTTATCATCTTTTAAGAATTCTATCTCAACAGAGTCCCTAGGTGATGTTGTAACATCATTCAACTTATTTATAATTTCTAAAGAGTTCTTTTGAAGTCTTAAGAATTGTGCTATTAATGATGAGAATGAATTTTTAGTATTCGACATTTTTTTATCTTATTTGATCTACTTCAAATATTAGGTTCTTTTCATCTACACAAACTATATCAAATACGGGTTTGTAATTAGATCCTGAGAATTGTATATTTAGGAATCCAGCAACAACTGATGAGTATGATACCCCTGATGGAGCAGATTTTGGATATTCGCCAAGAGCATCTGTTAATATGACTAATGAATAATTTCCAAGATCTATTTCATCGCCAATTACTAATCTTATTACTTGTCCTTTCTGCCATTTAACAAGACTATCATCTAATCTTATTACTATGTCATTATTTGCATTTATTGATACACCATTGTTTTTGTGCTTCAAGTAGTTAGTGTATATTACAAGTGGAATAGTATTTCCTGCAACTGGATTTATAGTGAAAACAGAATTACTTGAGATATTATAGTCTTGTTGTGTTACGTCGACTTTTAATATGTTAGGAATACTTCTATCTACAAACGTTCCCTTACCGTCTTTTAATAGATCCAGATTATAAGACATATTAATAGAAGTCTGATTTTGTAATATGTCATTTATATCATCAGTATTCTTTTCTATTAAGCTAAGAACATCTTGTGTGTTATCAAAAAGAGCCTGGTTAGCCTGTAAAGAAGCTTCTATCACATCTAATCTTGCCTTAATCTCTGCACTATCATCGGTATTAATAATAAGATCCTTAAGAGCAGTAATGTCTTCTTGCATTCCTATTATCTCTAAAGTTCTATCATTTAGATTTTTAGCTGCATCTTGTAAAACAGTAGCAGCATCCATAAAGATAGAAAGAGAGAAAGATGAGTAATCATTAATTGCCTGCTCTACTCCGGTACTTTCTACATCGGTATCAAACTTCAGATTAATTTTAAATCCGTATGAATTACCGTTCAGTTTGGTAATAGGATCCGGTTTAAATTTCTTAAATGAAGGTAATTTTCCCGCATTTGTTGAAATAGGCTCCGGATCGTTTAGGAAAAGAATCCCATATAAATTTGTTTCAGAATCGGTTGGGTTATTAGGATCGTAAACATCATAATAAACCAACACCGCATTAAATTCAAAAGAAGTAGTAGTAGGAGTTCCGTTCCATTCTTCTATTGTTGAAATACCAACATAACTCTGAATAGCTTTATAAGAAGCCGGATCAAAGTCTATCTGAACACCGTCAAGGTTATTTCTTTTGTAAGTAACTGTATATCCAGTAGGTCCAGACGCAGCAAGATATTTTTCTAGTATGTAGTTAGAAGAATCAAAAAACGTTGCATCACTAAAGTAGGAATTAGCTTCATCTCTAGGTGAATACCAGTTATTAGAAAACGATCCAGTAGATGAGGTACCGCTAACTCCAGGGTTTCCTAATACATCCTGATCAAAAATAGCTAGTTTAGGAAGTCCATTAGGTCCATATAATCCAGCAGCTGAATCTCTACCTTGAATATACTCAGTGTCAGCCGGATCGGGAGGTAAGTGTGTCCAAGTTCTGTCCGGATAATAATTCTCATCAGCTACTGTTTTAAACAAAACATAAGGTGTTGCCCCGTCGCCAGTTGGTACGTGTATATAAACTTCAGAATAAGCATTTTCTGAATTCTGAACAGAGTTTACAACGTCAATATCGCCAATATATTGAACTATTCTTTCATATCTTGGGGTTGGGGTTCCGTTACCCGTTAAAAATGTATCTTCTTCTACCCATCTTTTGTCTGAGTATGGGTAACCGTCTTTTGTAGTGGTTGTGGTTTGATTTAGAGAAGAAACTACTTCATTTGGATTTGCTGCTCTATATCTTACGCCTCCTAATTCTTTTACCCATTTCCAAAATATCCTTTCGGATACATTTCTTTTTAGCTCCGGATTATAATTAGGATCAGATATAACAGTTGATTCTAAATTCAAGCAATAGTTCTGGAAAGATATTTCAGGAGAGGGGCTTAAATTGTTCGGATTCGTCAGAATAAAATTTCCGTCTGCAGCATCCAAAAATGTCGTATCTATAGCATTGAACTGAAAAGTATTCTCCCCATAAATTGGACTTCCAAACTCCGGTAACTTTAAAAGAGCATACTTAGAGAAAGTAAACTTCTTTAATGAATTATTAAAAGTTAAAGTTAGATCCTCCGCAGCAGAAGAGAAGGTATAAAATGTACCTCCTTGAACTGCTATAGGTCTTATATAGGGTGTCTTTGCCATTTATAAATGCTTAATTAGTATGTAAATCCTGAAGTGTCTGATACTATTATCCAAGATCCTTTTTGAGATACCGCTCCTTGATCTATTCTAGGTTCCCATATAAGAGTAATAGAAGACTTATAAGGATTTCCTGGGGTTTGTATGTTAGGATCTGAATAAGATGCGTCACCTGTTGAGAAACCAGTATAGTAATAAGGAGAAGGCCCAGTAACTCCGGTAGCTATTACTCCAGCAGTTGTAGCAGTATCAACTAGGGTTACTGTGTAACCAGCAGGAATACCAGAAGCAGTTGCTCCAGCACCTGTTGTTGCATAAAAGAAAAATCCAGTGGCGTTCGAAGCATCTCCAGTTGCACTCGAAACATAATCTGATTGTATATAAATAACATTTTCTGTTAGGGTTAATTGATATGGATTAGAGTAAGTACCAGTAACTCCTGCCCCTGGAGCTGATGGAAAAGCTGTAGTAGAACCTACAGTTGCTTTTCTGTTTGTATTTACAAAATTACCCGAAGCACCTACTGTCATTCTTCCGTCTAGATTAAGAACGCTTTGGAATGTTGCTGTTGCACCAAAAGTTGAGGATCCGGATGCAGAAAAAGTATTTGCCTGAAGTACGTTAGAGAAAATACCAGTTGCCCCTGCTACAGTGTTACTGAAAACAATAGATCCTCCACTAGCTCCAGTCCCGTACATCTGGATAGTTGGTGAACCAGAAGAAGGCATAACTAAGCTATTAGCTAGAAGTGACTTAGCTTTTATTTGACCACTTGATGCACTAGAAATGTCCATTGATCCAGTTAACACATTGATATTAAAAGTGCTCTCCAAATCATTGTAAGCGTTTTCTAAGAGTAAAAAATTAGCATTAAGGGTTAATCTAGATCCGGATATAGAATCGGTTCCAAGAATTTCTGTAATTGTTACTGACATTTGATTTTTCTTTTTTTGATATATATCCTGTATTTGTTGCTTTAAGAAAAGACAGGTTAATTATTAAACAGGGAAACTTGGAATATGTTTCTCAAATAAAAAAAAAAATCTTATGACAGGAACTAATTGGAACCAAAAAAGGAAACCAAAAACCCCTATCAAATTCAAAATCACCTTAAATGAAGAACAAAAGGAGGCTAAAACATTAATTTTAGCTAACCCGGTAAGTGTCCTTAAAGGTGCAGCCGGATCTGGTAAAACTTTATTAGCAGTTCAGATCGCTTTGGATTTATTATTTAATAGGGAAATCGAAAGAATAGTAATAACTAGACCTACAGTAGCGAAGGAAGATATAGGATTTCTTCCAGGAGATTTAAAAGAAAAAATGGATCCATGGTTAGCTCCAATCTATGCAAATTTAGAAATGATCTACGACAAGGACAAGATCGAAAAACTACTTAGTGAGGGAATCATAGAAATACTTCCCTTTCCTTTCATGAGAGGTAGGACTCTGGTTAATTCTTGTGTTATTGTTGATGAAGCACAAAACGTAACAATGAATCAGATGGAAATGGTTTTAGGTAGATTAGGTGTTGGTTCTAAATTAATAATCTGTGGGGATACTTCTCAAATAGACTTAAAAAATAAGAAAGAATCAGGTCTCGATTTTTTAAATACTATTTCTTCTAGAGTAGCTGGGGTAAAGGTTATAACTCTTAAGAAAAATCACAGACATCCAATTGTACCTGAAATATTGGATGTGTACAGAGAGTACACAACATAAATTTAGGAATTTTATACTGGTATATCAAATCTAGATAAAGGAGGGAATCCAAGATCTTTTCTATCGTAGTATATTGATCTTATTAGATAATCTTCTGAATTAACTATCTCCGGAATTAAATCCCCAGCAAAAGGAGTTTTATGATCAATAACTCTTATTTTTCCTTTATGCTCAGTTTGATACAGGTTACCGTTAACATCCTGAAGTTCACAAGATATATTATAGAATCCAGGATTCAAGAATGTCCATATAAAGTAAGGCGTCTTTTTTACCTTGATTATTACTTCTCCAGTTTCTGTATTTGTAAGAGTCCATATGTGCTCTTTTTTTCCGGGTATTAATGAATCTATAGGATTTATAAATATCGTGGTAGCTAAAGGAATTTCAAATTCATTCTGGTAGAATTTTTCTTCTCTCCAAGACCAAGAATGCGATCCTAACCAAGACTGAATAGATCCCACTTTTAATCCTGGATTGAATCTTTGTTTAGGTATTTTTCCTAAGAAAGCATCTAGACCTGTTCCTGGGGGTGATAAAACTAGATAAGGAGAAAATTCTGCTTCGCCTTCAAAATATCCGGTTAAATATATGTTTTCTTCCTTGTCCATAACAAGATCTGCCCCTGAATCGTTGTTTATACCTCCTGCGGTAACAATATCAACTAGTAATCCATCCTTATTGAACTTAGTAAGATAAATGTCTGTTCCTCCTCTAGAGTCAACCTCAACAGGAGAGAAATAAGCAGGTGATGTATAAGATCCAGTAATGTAAACATTTTCCTCTGAATCGCTCTCGATGTCGTGAGCTGTATCCCCAGCATCTCCTCCGCACATTTTCATCCAAACAAGTTTACCAGTGGATAATAATTTGATTACAAATATATCGGTAACTCCTGGGAAGGAAGATAAAGTTTGGTTTTCTATCGATATAGTTCCATTATAAGATCCAGTTAAAAGAACGTGACCTTTCGGATCTAAACAAATTGAGGTATCAGAGAAAGATGTGGAGGAATCATAAGCAAAGCTATCACCCCATAAGCATGTTCCATTCCCTGTTGAAAATTTACCAACAAACATGACGGGATTGCCTACTCCAGTTAACTGAATAGGATCAAGATCTATACTTGTTTCAAATAATCCAATGACATATAGATAATCCTCCTTAAGTATA